AAAGGTGCTGCCCTCAAGAAGTGGTTTAAGGAGGAGTGGGTAGACGTAAAGACAGGTAAACCCTGTGGGCGTAAGTCTGCAAAGAAGGGTGAGTCTAAACGTCCGTACCCCTCTTGTAGGCCTAAAGCAGTTGCAGCTAAGATGACTAAAGCTGAAAAGGCTTCTTCTGCACGACGTAAAACAGGACCCTCTAAAATCAAACATGCAGTCACTGCTTCAGGTAAACGTAGGAAGTCTACAAGAAAAGCTTGACAACTGCTAAAAAGTATGATATAATAAAACTATAGTTAACAACATTAGAGGAAACTATGACTTCTGAGCTTGAAACCTACTTCGACAACTACAACAAACTCTTCAATCACGAAGGTTTCAAACAACTCATACAAGAGTTATCTACAAACGCACAACAGTTAGCTGATATTCAGACTGTAAAAGACTCCGAAGAATTATTCTATCGTAAGGGTCAAGTCGCTGCTTTAGCTACTGTAATTAATCTACAGGGTACTATCGAAGTTGCTAGAGAGCAAGCGGAGGTAGAAGAAGAAGGCCCAATAGATGTTTAAAATCTATGACTTCCGTTGTACTAACGGGCATGTCTTTGAAGAAATGGTAGAAAACGGTGTTACAACCAGTAGGTGCGGTTGTGGCGCTAACGCTACTAAATTGGTATCTGCCCCGTCTTTTCACCTTGATGGCTCTACTGGAGATTTTCCCGGACAGCACATGAAGTGGGTACGAGAACACGAAAAAGCAGGTAGAAAAAAGTCTCCACAATGATTTAATCACGGAGTTTAATTATGTCAAGAGCAACAATGCTTGATCCACAACCTCAAGAGGAAAATGTGGACACCATTGAAAACGAAGTAGAAGAGATTCAACATTCTGAAATGGAAGTTGAGCAACCTCAAGAAGATCCTACAGTTCCAGAGAAATACCAAGGTAAGTCTTTAGAAGAAGTTGTACAGATGCACCAAGAAGCTGAAAAGCTTTTAGGTCGTCAGTCTTCTGAAGTAGGAGAACTTCGTAAGGTTGTCGATGATTACATAAGTGTTCAAACACAACCAACAGCACCTCAACAGCAACAAGTTGAGCCTGAAGACGATATAGATTACTTTACGGACCCTCAAGGCGCAGTTAATCGTGCAATTGAGAACCATCCTAAAATAAGAGAAGCGCAAGAGTATTCACAGCAGTACAAGCAACAAGCTGCTTTGGCTACACTAAATAGTAAACATCCAGACATGCAAGAAATCTTAAATGATTCTAAGTTTGCTGAATGGATTAAAGCTTCAAAAATTAGGACTCAGTTATTTGTAGAAGCTGACCAAGCATACAATGCTGAAGCTGCAGATGAATTGTTTTCCCTTTGGAAAGAAAGAAAAACAGTAACTCAGCAAACTGCTAATGTTGAAAAACAAGCACGTAAGCAGCAGTTAAAAGCAGCTAATACAGGTAACGCACGAGGCAGTGCTGAAGGTAGTCGTAAGAAGGTATATCGTAGGGCCGACATTATTAAACTAATGAAAAATGACCCTGACCGTTATCAAGCTTTGTCCGATGAAATTATGGCAGCTTATGCGGAGGGTCGAGTCAAATAATCTAGGAGATTGACATGGCTACTGCAACTTATCCGGGCGCAGCCGGTAATACTGCAAAGACTGAAGCAGGTACGTTTATTCCAGAAATCTGGAGTGACGAAATTATCGCTGCTTATCAAAAGAACCTGAAAATGGCTCCGCTTGTTAAAAAGCTTGCTATGACAGGTAAAAAAGGCGATAAGCTCCACATTCCTAAGCCCGTACGTGGTGATGCTAATGCTAAGGCTGCTGACACTGCAGTTACTATCATTGCAAACACTGAAGGCGAATTGACTGTAGACATCGACCGTCACTTCGAGTACTCACGTCTTATCGAAGACATCGTTGAAGTACAGGCGCTTTCTAGCCTCCGTCAGTTCTACACTGAAGATGCTGGTTACGCTCTTGCTGTTCAGATCGACAATGATCTGCACGCGGCTGGTACTGGTTTTGGTGATGGTGGTTCTGTTGTATTCAGCCCAGCTGCTACTGACTATCAGCACACTGGTTGTTTCTTTAACGACGGCGGTACTACTACTCAATACACTGATGATACTATTGTTCCAGCAGACGTGTTTACCGACGCGTTCTTCCGTGACATGATTCAGAAGCTTGATGACAACAACGTACCTATGGACGGACGTTCGTTGATTATTCCTCCTTCTGTTCGTAACACCATTATGGGTATTGACCGTTACGTGTCTTCTGACTTTGTGTCAGGCCAAGCTGTTAACAGTGGTCTTATCGGTAATCTCTACGGTGTAGACGTTTACGTCTCAGCTAACTGCCGCACTATTGAAGCAGCCGCTGACAACACTGCAGGAGCTGCTGATACTCGTGCCGCACTCCTCTTCCACTCTGACGCTATTGTCATGGCAGAGCAGCAAGCTGTACGTTCACAAACTCAGTACAAGCAGGAATACCTCTCGACTCTGTACACGGCTGATTGCCTGTACGGTATTCAGGTGTATCGCCCTGAAGCTGGTTTCGTACTCGCAGTCGCAGAGTAACGAACTCAAGGGGTCAGCAATGGCCCCTTTTATTTCCTTTTTTCTCTCTTTTGCAATAGGAACCAGTGATGTCCGATTACGTTAAGATTACAGACTTTGCATCTAAGGACACTCTTCCTACAGGAGACGCTGATAAGATTATTCGTGGCTCTGATTTTGAAGACGAATTTGATGCTATTGAAACAGCTATTGCAACTAAAGCTGACACCGCTAATCCTACATTTACCGGCACTGTTACTCTTGCTGGTTTATCTGTTACAGGCAATACTACACTAGGCGATGCTGATACAGATACTGTAACTTTTACTGCTGACATTGCTTCTAGC